TACTTCTTGGCCAAAAGTAAGTGGTACAGGAACTTTACTTAATCCATATGTTTTAGCTCCAGCCACATCAAGTCAGTATTTAAGTTGGAAAGGTGGAAACGATGATAGTGCATCTTTATATGATAGACAAAATTTAGACAGATTGGTAAACAATTTACCATTGCATGTTAAAGATGATGATAGAAATGAACAATTCTTTACGTTTGTAGATATGGTAGGACATCATTTTGATGATATATGGTTATATACAAAAGCTCTAACTGATATAAATCACCGTACTAATAAAATTGACGAAGGATTGTCAAGAGATTTAGTACATCAAGTAGCTAAAGGGTTTGGTTGGAAAGTTTTTGATGGTAAAAATTTAATTAGTTTACCAAAACATCAACTTGGTATAGAAGTATCTGGTTCTGATAATGTAGCAGTACAAACATCTGCTACTGCCGAAAGAGATATTACACGAGAAGTTTGGAATAGAATATTAGTTAATATGCCATATTTCTTAAAAACAAAGGGTACTTCTCGTGCATTAAAAGGATTGATTAGTTGTTATGGTTTACCAACAACAATATTACGTGTAAGAGAATATGGCGGGCCTGTTTTACCAGAACAAAACCCTGTATATGAAATAGTTCGTAAATATAGAAGGTCTTTAAATTTCTATGGTAGTCAACAAGTAGAAACAACTTGGACTGATGATACAAGTTCTGGTAGAGTACCTGATACGGTAGAATTCAGATTCAGAGCAGTACAATCTGGTAGTGGAGAATTTAAACAAGTACTTTATCAAAAAGGTACTGATTGGGCAATTACATTAAAGGACGATGGTTCGGCAGACAACAATGGTTACTTAACATTTGCTATAACTGGTAGTTCTACTAACGCGGAAATATCATCTTCATTGTTACCAGTTTTTGACAACGAGTTCTGGTCTGTAATGTTAACAAGGAAAAGTGCAAGTACTGCAACATTGGTGGACGATACTACTACTCGAAATATTGACTACGAGTTATTTCTTAAAAAATATGACGCTACAAGAAATAGAATTTACTATCAATCTTCTGCAAGTTTAAATGTAGATGGTAATGCTGGTGGAGCTTTATCTGGAATGAATAATAAATTCCAACAAGATGGTGATGCATACATTGGTGGTGATACTACAAGGACATTTGGTAATCAATTTACTGGTTCAATGATGGAATTTCGTTATTGGAATTCACCTTTATCACAATCACATTTTGATAATCATGTTAGAGCTCCAAAAACTTATAATGGTAATCATCCATCAGCGTCTTATACTGATTTAGTTTTAAGATATTCGTTTAATAAAGAAGCTAATCATGGAACAGGTTCTATTGATATACTTGATACAAGTGCAGACCAAAGTTATTACCAAACTGGTAGTGCTAGAAATTATCCAGATAGGGATAGTTATGATTATACTGAAGACGTAGAACAATTTGTAGTTCCTAATTTTGGCCCACAAATGAGGCGAGCTACGAAAATAAGAATTGAAGAAAATAGATTGATATATGGAAGTAAATTATCAATAGATAGTAGAAATGAAGTTAGTGCATATGATTTGACAAGTACAGATTCAAATAAACTTGGTGTTTTCTTTGCACCAACTGATGTTATAAATGAAGATATTATGTTTTCGATGGGTAATTTGGATTTTTCAGATTATATTGGTGACCCAAGAGACCAATTTAAAACTTATTATCGTGGATTAAGAAAAATAAAAGATTTATATTGGCAGAAATATACTTCACCTAATAGTTTTTGGGATTATATGAGAATTTTGAAATTCTACGATAAAGCTATATTTGAACAAATAAAAACTTTAATTCCAGCTCGAGCTAATGCCGCGTTAGGTACTTTAATTGAGTCAAATATATTTGAACGTTCTAAAGCTATTATTGGTCAACCACCAGAAATTGAAAATACATATTATGAAGATTCTATTGATTTAAATTATGCAGAATCTGCTAGTGGTCAATATCTTGATACCGATGGATTTATTAGCGAATCCATGTACCCAAGTTTTACTGGTACACAAGATTACTATCAAACATTCATTAGTGAATCAACGTATCCAAGTTTCACTGGTACACAAGATTACTATCAAACATTCATTAGTGAATCTGCATATCCAAGTTTTGTTGGTACACAAGATTATTATCAAACATTTGTTAGTGAGTCTGTAATACCATCTTTTTTTGGTCAATATCTTGATACCGATGGATTCATTAGTGAATCTATGTATCCAAGTTTTACTGGTGAACATAATGACTACACAAGTAGTATAAATCTTTTTACGGATGTATTCTCGTGGAGTGGCACTTATGAAGATTTTTCAACAACATCTTTATATGGAGCTAATTCTTCTACTACAATAGATACTTATGATACATTCCTTATGCCATCATTATATAGTTTTACTAATAATACAAGAGGTGATAACACATATAGTGGTTCTTATATAGCAAGTCATAATGGTGGATATTCTGGTGGACAAGGTGGTAAGAGTTTTTTTGAAGAAGTAAGTCCACCCATTATTAGTAGTTCGAGAGTATCAGAATATCATAAGATAGAACAATATTTTTATAATTCTAAAGGAAGTTTTTATAGAGCTGGTAATCTGAATAATAAAGAACATCAAAGATATCATTCAAATTCTTCTTCATTAAGTCCTGCCGAAGTAACACCACTTTATGAGAGTACTACAGCGTTAAGAAATTTATTATTTGATGGTTGTAAACAAACGAATGATACAACACCAGATGGTAAAGAATCAGTAGAAGTAATTATAACTTCACCAACTATTTTAACAACAAAAGAATCAGGCGATTCTAAATTAAGTATAGAATAAAAACAGAAAAAACTAAAACAATGATATTTATATATGAATCAATAAGTTATTTTACCAAAAATTTTGGTGACGAATATTTATATATGAATACAAAATTAATCACTGGAGATAAAACATGGGATTTTTAGACAATTCTTCAACAACCGTAGATGCTATCTTAACTAAGAAAGGTCGAGAGTTATTAGCTCGCGGTAGAAACGAATTCAAAATTAGTAAGTTTGCATTAGCAGATGATGAGATAGATTATACATTATGGGATGTAACAAATTCTCTTGGTTCTAACTATTATGGTGTAGTTATTGAAAATATGCCATTGATAGAAGCCGTACCAGACGAAAATCAAGTAATGAGATATAAGTTAACCACATTACCCAAAAATACAGCCAAGATGCCTATTCTTGAACTTACTACAACTTCAATGAATTTTAAGAAAGCTGGTGTTAAACAAACAATTACACCAAATACAAGAAATGCATCAGATGCTACTCTTGGATATACATTTGTTTTACATAATTCAGATGGGTGTAGAATGATGGTATCTGCAGGTGGTGAAGTTTCGGCTCAAGGAGCTACAATACCAACCTTTATTGGTGATGATGATAGAAAGAATTCAATTACAGTTGTAGCTAAAGCTGTTGATTTAATTGCAAGAACATTAAATTCTGATATTAATACACAACTTACTATTGTTGGTAATGAAACTGGTGCTACATATACTATTCCAATAACTATTAGTGCTGATGTTCCAGTAAATGTAACCGCAGGGTAGGAGATAAATAATGGCTAAGAAAATGAAAAAAAAGGGATTATCATCACAAGAAATTATGCAGATAGAAGATGCTGTAAAGTCTGGAAAAGGAATTGGTGGGTTATCAGTTGCATCCAAACTACTTGGTAAGAGTATTGGTAGACCAGCTCCAATAACAAAACCAAGTATCTATACTGTTTTTGACCCAGACAACGATATACTTGAAAATATGAAAGCTGTGGTTTCATCTCCACTATGGTCTGGTAATACAGGCAGTTTAGTTACATATTTCACTTCTTCGGCACAAAGTGCTTCAAGTGGTGAGTATTATAACAACGTTTATTCTGTAGACCCAAGTGATGATACGGCCCAAGTTCAATTTGGTATTTCGTATGGTCATTATGCAGGTAGTGGTTCAAAAGCGAGTGGTGGTGATAATGCGGCTTCAAAAGCTATGTATTCACAATTTAGAAATATTTTATTGACACCAAATGATACTAAATTTACAATGGCTGGTAGTGTTGATTCAGATGATGTTTATATAATTTCTGCTAATAGAGCAAGAATTAGAGAAAAAGTTGACCCAGGTAATTGGGAACTTTGGTTAAGTGGTAGTAGTGGTGTAGATACAACTGGCCAAACCTATTGGAAACTAATTGATGATAGTGGTGCAACAGTTGACCCATCAGTAAATAAGGGCGGAAGAGTATTCAACATTGTTTCTGGTTCATTAATTAGTGGTACAGCAGAAACAGAAACTGCGGCAACAAGTCAACCAAATGGTGGACTTGGGTTGTTTTATCCAGATTTAGGTATTTGGATTATAAGTGCCGCTCAAGCCGATGGTTCTGGTTCACTTGGTACTGATAGAGGAATCACGGGTGCTGAAGATAACATCCAGAAGTTCTATAACGCGTTTGTTGGTGGTGCTAAATTCCAAGCTCGTAGAGAGGAAAACATTTCTTCTACACATTATTTCTGTAGAGTAAGGAATAAGAGATATAATTTTAGTAATAATCCTACATTCTTTACACAATCTGATGGTTCGTTTAATAATCCATCGTTTCATAAAGACCCAAAGACGTATATTACTACTGTTGGGATGTATAACGATGAAAATGAACTATTAGCTGTTGCTAAACTAAGTAAACCTTTATTGAAATCTTACGCTAGGGAAGCTATTATCAAAGTCAAATTAGACTTTTAGTCTAAAGGAGAGGGTCATCTATGATATTTAAAAATCTCGACCCACAAGACGCGTTAATATCACCCTTCAAAACATTTAAAGATTTCACATTTACAAATGTTGATAGCGGTAGTGGTGTTTATGCGATAGAAGGGTTATCTGGAAGTTGGCATAACTTCGATACAACAACTGCCGAATCACATTCATTTGGAGATTATTCT